GCCCAGCTCGGACTGCGCGGCCGGCGCGCAGACCGGCGTGCACGCGATCAAGGCCGCGCAGTCCGAGCTGGGCATGACCCCGCGTCTGATGATCGCGCCGGGCTTTACTTCGCAGCGCCCCGGCGACGCCCGCAACCCGGTGGTCGCTGAAATGCTGGGCATTGCCGAGCGTCGCCGTGGCGTCATCTATGCCGACGGCCCCAACACCACCAAGGAAGCCGCGTTCCAGTATCGTGAAGACTGGGGGTCGAGCCGCATCTACATGATCGACCCGGCCGTGAAGGTGTTCCAGGGCGGGCAGAACGTGGTCAAGCCCGCCACCTCCAGCGCGATCGGCGTGACCCTGCGCACCGACAAGACCCTGGGCGTGAACCATTCGCCGTCGAACCAGGAGTTCCTGGGCATCACCGGGATCGCCCGGCCGGTCGACTATCACATGGGTGACCCGGACACCGAGGCCGAGTACCTGACAAAGAACCAGATCGCGACGATCATTCGCGACGGCGGGTTCCGCCTGTGGGGCAACGAGACGACCTGGACCGAGCCCTTGAACAAGTTCCTGCCGGTGGTCCGTGTCCATGACATCATCATGGACAGCGTGGCCCAGGCGCACCGCTGGGCGCAGGACAAGCCGTTCTCGACCCAACTGATCCTGGACATCGCCGGCACCGTCAACGGCTTCCTGCGCCAGATGAAAGCGCGTGGCTGGACCATCGGACACGAGGTCTGGATCGACCCGAAACTGAACACCGTCGAGACCTGGCAGAGCGGCGACCTGTTCGTCAGCTATGACAGCGAGGCCCCGGCACCGCTGCAACGCCTGATCTTCCAGTTCAACCGCAACACCGGCTACTACGCCGAGCTGGCGAAGGAGGCGATCAGCGAAGTCGCCCGCCTGGCCTAAAGGAGCCCCACATGCACATCCAGCGCAAATTCAACGCCTTTGTTGACGGCCATTCGACCCACCTGGAGGTCGAGGGCGTCACCGTGCCGAACGTCCAGGACGCCGTCGAAGAGCTGAAAGCGGGTGGCCTGATGGCGCCCGTTGACGTGCCGGTCGGCCTTCAGAAGTTGGAGGCCGGGATCAAGATCAACACCCGCCAGAAGGCCCTCATGTCGAAGCTTGGCCTGGCGATGGGCACCACCACTCCGATCACCTTCCGCAGCGTGAACGTGTCCGAGGTCGATGGGAGCCAGGAAGACGAGGTGATCAGCATCACTGGTCGCCTGAACGCCAACAACGGCGGGTGGGAAGCGCAGGGCGTGCCCAAGGACGACTACAAGATCGGCACGATCACCTACTACAAGCACACGATCAACGGCGAGGTGGTCCACCACATCGACCTGATGAACATGATCTGTGTCGTCAACGGCGAGGACCAGTGGGCCAGCTATCGCAGCGGCCTGGGCTTCTGATCTGACACCTGAAGCGGGGTAGAGCAGCGGTAGCTCGCCTGGCTCATAACCAGGAGGTCGGCGGTTCAAATCCGCCCCCCGCAACCAACAAGAAGCGCCCCAATCGGGGCGCTCGAATTGCAAGGAAGTGACCCATGGGCGACAAGTCGAAGACCCCGAAGAAACCCCAGATCGCATTCGCCGATGGTGGCGCACCGCGCTTTCGCGATGTGCCGCTGACCTACCCCCTGGTCATTGACGGCAAGCGCCTGGACAAGGTGACGGTCAACCGTCTGAAGGGGGCCGAAGTCGCCAACATGCAGACCACCCTGGTCGAGGCCAACTTCGCCTTCGAGCCGATCCTGGACTACTTCGTCGATCAGCCGACCGAGGTGATCGAGGCGCTGGACCAGGACGACTACATGGCGGTCCAGGAGGCCGTCGAGGCTTTTTTGCCCCAACACCTGAAGGCGGCCCTGGAAGCCGGCCGCGAGCAATTCCTGACTGGCGAGCTGTCACCTTCGACCTCGCCTATGCCCTCAAGTGGGGACGAGACGAAATCCTAGACTGTTACTGGGATGACCTTCTGGCCTGGCGCGCGGAGGTAATGCGGATCAACGGAGTGTGAGCGATGGGCGTTAGCGATCTGAATGTCGCCATGGTGTTCAAGCTCCTGGACCAGTTTTCAGGTCCGGGGCAACGCCTTCGCCAAACCATGCGCGGCGTTCAGACCAGCGCCCAGAAGATGCGCCAGGAGCTGGGGCGCAAGATCACCTCAGGTTTCTCTGCCGACAACCTGGAAGCCGCGCTGGCCCGCTCAGAACAGCGTGTGGTCGCCGCGCGTGGGCGCCTTATGGGCGCGGCCGCGCTGGCCGCTGCGGTCGGCGCACCGATCATAAAGGCGGGCAACTTCGAAGAGCGGCTGATCGACTTCGCGAACCTGGCCGAGATCGGCGCGGAGCGCGTGGCCCAGTTGAAAGCCGAACTGAATGCGTTGCGTCCTGAAACGGGCCAGTCGAACGACCAGCTCCTGACCGGGCTGGAGACCTATGTTGGCAAGGGCATGGACCTTGACGACGCTCTGGCCGCGCTACGGGCGACGGGGCGTGCTGCCAAGGCAACCAGGTCCGCCATGGACGAAATGGGCGCCAGCGGCTTCGCTGTGATGGACAACATGATGGTGCCGCCTGAAGAGCTGGGGCGTGCCTTCGACATCATGGCCCTGTCCGGCAAGGAAGGGTCGTTCGAACTGGCCGCCATGGCCCGCAAGTTTCCCGAGATCACCGCCGGTGCCCGAGCCTTGAAGATCGAGGGGCTGGACGGCGTTGCGTCCCTGTCGGCCGCGCTCCAGATCGCCATGAAGGCGGCCGGGTCCGAAGACCAGGCGGCGACCAACATGACGAACTTCCTGGGCAAGATCACCGCGCCCGACACCGTGCGCAAGTTCCGCAAGTTTGGCGTGGATGTTGAACAGGAGCTGCGCATCGCCCTTGAGCGCGGCGCTGACCCCCTGGAACATATGCTCCTGGTGATCAGAAAGATGACCGACGGCGACCCCTTCAAGATGGGCGAGCTGTTCGCCGACAAGCAGGTGCTGGACTTCCTGCGCGCCATGATCCCCAACATGGAGGAATATCAGCGGATCAAGGGCGAGGCGTTCAGTGCGGATGGCGTGATCGACAACGACTGGGAAAGCGTCATGAAGGGCTTTAACGAGGCCGGCCGCCAGCTACTGGGAAGCATCTCTGCGCTGATGACGACGTCGGGCAGTGTTCTGCCCATGCTGACCGAACTCATGCAGACCGCGACCGGCGTAGTCGATCAGATGGTCGCCTGGACCGCCGCAAACCCGGAGCTGACAGAGACGATCGTCAAGGGGGCCCTGGGCCTGGTCGCCTTCAATCTGGGCGTTCGTGCAATTGGCTTCGGTGTCGCCGTCATGGGCGGCGGGCTTCTACGTACGGCGTCCCTGTTTCTGAAGTTCGACAAGGCTGGCCGGAACGTGTCGGCCGTGGCCCGCACGCTGCGCTTCGGCGGCCGCTCCGCCAAGTTGTTTGCACGCAGCGCACTTGGGCTGACGCGTCTCATGGGCAAGCCGCTGCGTTGGCTCGTCACCCCCCTGAAATGGACCGCCCGCCTGGTGCCCGCGATCCCATGGCGCAGCCTTGCGAAGATGCTTTCCTGGCGCACACTGATCAAACCGCTGGCCTGGTCCAGCCGGTTCATTCCCGCGATCAAATGGGGCGGTATAGCTGCCCGCCTTGGCATCCTGGGGATGACGGCCGGAGGTTGGGGGAAACTGATCACGCCCCTGAAATGGTTCGCCAGGGCGGGCCTGCGGTTCATCCCCGTAATTGGCTGGGCGGTCATGGCGGCCGAATTGGGCATGTTGGCATGGAACCTGCTTATCAAACCGCTGGGGTGGGATAAGTATATCAGCGCAGAAGGTCTGCGGCTGGCTGTTGAAAAGCTCAAGGGGATCTGGGATTGGACCATGATCGTCCCGCCGCTCTACATCGGCAAACACATGTGGTTGTTCGGCAAACAGCTCTGGGACGAGGGCAAGCCCGACGAAGACAACCTCATGTCGCAAGGCAACGTCCACGGCCAGACCGTCGCCCCGCATATGACCGATGAGGAAATGCGCGAAGAGGGACGCAGGACGGCCGCCACCAGCCCCGAACAGGCCGCCTTCATCCAAAGCCTGCTGGATCGAAACGAGGCCCTGCGCGCAGGCGGTGCAGGCGAGGTCATGGCCCCGGTGGTCGAGGCGATCCGGGAAGGCCACGCGCAGTTCACGGCGCCGGAGACATCCCCGCGCCCAACCCGTCGGCCGGAACCCGCGCCCTATGTGGCGGAACAGCCCCATGTCGTCGTCGAAAGCACCTTCGAAAGCAGCCCGACCGTAGAGATGAAGGTGGAGATTAAAACACCGATCACGGTGGTGCGTGACCTAGCCGCAAGCGGTGCCGAGATCGCGCGCCGGACGGGGCAAAAGGCCGGGGCAGAAGTCGAACGTGCGGTGCGGCGTGGCCTGGATGACGCCGCCCTGGCGGAATAGGAGGACACCACATGATGTTTGCCCTTGGCCCATTCCGCATCCACCTGGCAACTCAGGCCCTGG